ATCAATACTTGGTTGTCTTGGATTGACTGTGAACCACTGTCAGGCAAATATGCGTCAACATAAACACGCATAGCGCCATTCAATGTACCAACAAACTTGGTGTTTGTAGGTGCTTCAAATGTGCCTTCTGTAGTACGAGCAAACGCCGAAGTTGTCGCAGACTGCAACACTGTCAAACTTGCTGGACTTACCACACACCAGTTACCAGCACCACGACGTGTACGCTGAGCAATCAAGTTTGCAACACGATTGATCAAAACTGCCAATGCGGCATGCTCGTCACCAACAAATGTTGCAGTACCAGAAACGGTAGCTTGGTTGTATGTGTACTCTGTAGCTGCAAGAGTTTGCAAGCTCAAGAGAATCTCTTGGTCAATCTCAGCAGTGATCTCTTGTGCAAGAGCTGCCATGATTTCTGCTTCAACGTCAATACCATGCATGGCTTGTGCGTCTTGTGCAGATTCAAATGTCCAACGTGCTTGCAACTTACGTGTTTTGGCTTCCACGGCTTGTTTTAAGATTTGAACAGAAATTTGCTTACCGCCTGTACCTTCCATAGTAGCTGTATTGTTACCAGTATAACCAGTAGCAGTAGTAGTACCTTGTGGAACTGTGGAGTATGCAGTGGCAATTGTGAATGGACTCAATGCCTCTTGGCCAGCTGATACGCTGGTTGCAGCCAATGAGTTATCAGTCAATGACTGAGCATAACGCACACGCAATGTGTGAATTTGACCCACTGGACCTGTCATAGGCTGAACACCAACCAACTCGTTAGCAATAACGGTTGGCATAACACGTCGAATCACTGGCAGAATCACACGGTTTAATGTAGCGATATTGCCAGATGCAGTAGAACCACCTGTTGCGTTCTCACGCAAGTATTTTTTTGTATTTTCGAGGATAACGCTCATCGAAGTACGCTTTGAACCTTGCAGGCCTTCTAGCAATGCTTCTTTGGTCTCGTTCCAACGACCTTCAATTAATTCCTGTGACATTTAAGTCTCCTTTTTTTTCTTTTTTACAGCCCAGCCAAGCGTTTAAGATCGATTACATTGCTTTCGGCAATTTGGTCTTCTTCTTGAACACGGACGGATTTATCGCCAGTTTCTGCGGAGTATGATTCTGTAATTACTTTAGGGGCTCTCACAGAACGATCTTCCAACACAGCTGGTAGATACTTTTCAAATGCGTTTTTCAAACGTGATGTTTGAACGCTTTCTAGCAAATTACGCATAACTGCTTGCTTTTCTTTGTTTAAAGGAGCAAGCAAGAGTTCCATAGTGCTTTCGCGCTCGTTGGACTCTCTAATCATACGTATTTCACGTTCTTTGTTCTCCACAAGAATTTTAGCTCTTTGTGTGAATTTGATGGCTTCGCTCAGTTTGTTGTCTTTTTCAGCAATAATGTTATGCAACTTACGAACTTCGGCTTTCTCATTGAGATGAGTAGCTCCAAATTCGCTGGCATATGCTTCAAAGATTCTACGTCCAAAATTGTTCTCGCGAGCAACTTGAATGTCTTCTTTTAACTGACCTAGTTCAGCTCTAAGATGTTGACTAACAGCACTGGACATTTTCTTAGCTGATTCTGTTACAAATTTAGCTTTGAGACTTTCCAATGTACGACGAGCTTCACGCACCAGACGAACCTTAGTCTCTACGACATCACGTTTGTCTCTTGCAAATTCTTGAATCTCGCCTGCAAGTGCATGTACCACAAAGTTTTCTAATTTAGACAAACTTTCTGTGTGCATCTTGCGATCTTTACGCAGTTCACCAATTTCTTCCGCCAATTTGGTCACCATAAAGTCGTTGAACTTTGTGGATGATTCTTTCATTTTAGCTTGGAACTTGACACGATCTTCAGCCAGTGATTGCTTTTCAGCCAGCACTTGTTGAAGCTCCTCTGCAAGACCTTCTGTTACCATACGATCTAGGGCTTCCACCATCACTGTCTTGTCATGCTCATAGCGTTGTGCAAACTCTTCGCGTAGTTCTGCACGTACCTGTTCACGAGCTTCAGTCATCTTGGCTTCCCAAGCTTCTGTGATCTCGCTACGAGTTTCCTCGTTGATCAGGTCGCTATCTAATAATGGTTTTATAATGTCTAACATTATGTTTTCCTTAGATTTTGAGTTCTTTGATCAGCTTCATTACTTCGCCTTTCAAATACCTCTGTACCTTGTTGTCCGCGCTGGCTTCTTTGGCTATCCCCAGTATTTTATGTCCGTGCCTCATGTTGAGAAGACCTTCATAAATTGCTGTAGGATATGCATGGGGAGCACTTGGTTGGGCAACTACATCCACAGTGACAATTTCAAAGTCACTGACATGTCCGTTTGAGTCGTTGACATTTCCGGATCCACGACTTGAAACACCTAATTTCACACCTGAATCCAACATGGTTTTGACCAGTTGTCCCATGGGTGTAGGTAGTATTTTTAATTTTCCATAGCCACATGGGCCATCCATCCACATGCCTTCGATCATGTGACTCACACGATCTAGGTTGATTTTTAAATCATCTGGATGGTCAACTTCGCCTAGCACACTGTGACCAGTTTTGATTTGTTCATTAATAGTGTCAACTGCTTTGGCAATTTCATGCACAGGATATACACGCTCGTTGGCATTCTTCACGCCGCCTTCAATGCAAATACCCTTCATATACAAGGTTTTGCCAGAGCCATCAGCAGCTTCCTCAGTCAGGAGTTCAACCCTGGCTTGAGTGAAGCTTAGATGTTCTTTTAGATAAGTGTTGCGAGCCATATCTAGTGCTTAGCCTTTGGGAAAAGGAGTTCTAGTATTGGTACCAGCAGCTTGTGTGTTAACAGGCTTTGGTGTACCTTCTAATCTAGAATTGGTAGTACCTTTGCCAGGAACATTTTTAAACTTTCCTGCTTCAGGCAAGTCAGCTGTTTTAGGAGCGCCACGACCTTGTGCAGTGTCACCAGTCATTTTGACAGGAGCACCTTGCATGCCTCTAGCACCAGAGTTAAAAGCCACTACACTTTTGTTGTTGGCACCATCGTCGCCGTGTTTGGGAGCAGCAACTTTGTCTAACTGCACATTTTCCATCATGCCCTGTTCATCACCAAATGCTTGTGTGTCATCTTGGGCCAGTGCATCACCACCCAGTGGTTCGCCTTCGTCACCGTCTAAATCGCTGTCAATTCCGTCATCGCCTTGTTTGTCGCCCATGAGTGCTTCAAATTCGCTCATGAGTTCGTCCAGCTTGTCTTCAAGATCAACCACACGATCTTCAATGTCGCCTTCGCCGTCGTGATCCATTTCCATATCATGTGTGAGTTCATGTCCGTCTTTTTCAGCAGCATCATCAAACTCTTCATCACCTTCCATGGGCATGCCTTGCTCTTCGGTTTCAACATCGTCGATCAAGTCATCGCTGGCGTCGCCACCAAATGAGTCCATGCCTTCTTCCATTTTTTCCTCTTCCATGGAATCATCAGACTCTTCCATGTTTTCGTCTTCGCAGACACAAGGTGATTTATGGCAGTGATCGCACTCTTCTTCCTCGTTCATGAGGTTTTCGTAGATCTCGCGAGATTTTTCTACCACAATATCGTGGAAAAGCTCGCGAGCTTTTTGTTCTTCATCGTTGATTACGTACTCAATCAACTGTTCAAATTTCGATGTCATATTGTATCCTCCAAAGGTTATGGCTCGTAGATATATTTACATATATCTGGTAATATTGGTACTTTTGAGGAGGAAAACTGGTAATATTTAAAAAATATTACAGACCAGGAGCCACAGGAGGAGGTGCGTACTGCTGACGCACTAATTTTAATTTTTCTTTGTATTCATAACTACGCACATCGTTCATTTGTCGCAACTTGTTTAACTGACGTAGTGTCAACCGAGTTTTTCTCAAATCACCCAACTTGAGTTGACTGTTATCTTGACTGAGATCTTGATAGGCAGCTGGGGATTTTTCGTATATTTCATTGAGAATCATACTAGTATTTATACTCCAGGTATGCCTGG